TGGGGGACGCATGAAACTCGACTTCACAGGACTCGCGCAGCGCCTGCTCATCTCCTCCGAAACCCTCGTCCCGCAGTGGCTCCCCGGCGGACGCCGCAGGGGCCACGAATGGGTCTGCGGCGATCTGGCAGGCGGCGAGGGAACCTCGCTGAGCGTCAACCTGCTGAGCGGCAAGTGGGCCGACTTCGCCACCAGCGACCGTGGCGGGGATCTCATCAGCCTGTACGCCGCGATCCACGAACTGCCGATGGCCGAGGCCTACCGCGAACTCGACGACGCGCCGCAGGCGCCCCCGACGCGACCGACGAAACCGGCGAAACCCCCCAGAACCGTCGTCACGCCGGTTCCCGAGGCGGTAGCGGACTGCGAGTGTGTACACCCGCTATACGGCGCACCGTCGGCACGCTGGACGTACTGGGACGGCAACGGTGAGGTGCTGGGCTACGTCGCCCGCTACGATTTCCCGAACACCCGCAAGCAAATCGTGCCGTGGACGTATGACGGGCAGGCCTGGGGTATGGGCCAGTGGCCCGTCCCGCGCCCGCTGTACCGGCTGCAGGAACTGGAGGCCCGCAGCGCAGACCCTGTGTTGGTCGTCGAGGGCGAGAAAGCCGCAGACGCGGCGGCGCAGATCTCAGGGCCTTACGTCGTCTGCACCTGGCCCGGTGGCGGGCAGGCTGTCAACCGCGCCGACTGGAAGCCGATCCACGGGCGCAAAGTCCTCCTGTGGCCAGACGCCGACGACGCTGGCATCCAGACGATGCAGCGCCTTGCGGCCATGCTGGCGCCGCACTGCCCCGAGGTCAAGGTCATCGACCCGACGGGGATGCCTGACGGGTGGGACGCTGCGGATAGCGGGTTCGCGTCGTGGCAGGAGGCGCGAGCCTGGATCGCACCGCGCACCAGCGTGTTCGCGCAGCAACCGGAACCCGAGCCGCCGAAACCTGCGGGGCCGGATGAGCCGCAGAACGAGGAGCACGCGCAAGCGCAGGCCGCAGCAGACGAGCGCGACCCGTCGTTGCTGGAGGTCGGGGAGTGGCATAAGCGGTTCGCCTACGTCGTGCCTGACGATGCCTATTTCGACATCCAGCAGTGCGTGGAGTACACGCGAAACTCGTTCAACGCACTGTACCGGCACGTCCGGTGCCACAGCATCCACGCCAGTACGTCAGGCGCAGCGCGCCGGGTCGAGGCGGCTACGTCGTACGACGAAAACCGCGCGGCGATGCGCGGCAGGATGCTGCAGGGGATTACCTATGCGCCTGGGCGCGCGGTTCTGTGCGAGCACGTCGGGCAGGTGTATGGGAACAAGTGGCGCAACGCCCGCCCTGACTGCGTCGGCGGCGATCCTGGCCCGTGGCTGGCGCACGTCGAGCGGCTGATCTCGGATCCGGCGGAGAGGCAGCACCTGCTCGACGCGATGGCGTTCAAGGTTCAAAACCCTGGCGTGAAGATCAATCACGCGCTGCTCATCGGCGGCGTTCCTGGCGCGGGCAAAGACTCAATGATAGCACCGCTCTTGTACGCGATCGGCGGGGAAAACAAGACCAACTGCACCAGCGTCGAGGCGGCAGAACTGCAGCAGGTCTGGGGATATTTCCTCGAAAATGAGGTCATCATTTTCAACGAATTGCGGCAGAGCGAAGCCATCGACCGTCGCGCACTGGAAAACCGGCTAAAGCCAATTCTGGCCGCACCGCCGGAACTGCTGACCGTGCAGAGAAAGGGCCAGCATCCCATATCGGTCCTAAATCAGGCGCTCGTCATCGGCATGACGAACTATAGGGACGCGATTGCGATCCCATCAGAGGATCGGCGCTGGTGGGTGACGTGGACAGATGCCCCGAGGATGCGCGAGGAGGATTCGCTTGCCCTGTGGAGCTATTTCAAAGCCGGTGGGTTGCAAGCTGGCGCGGCATACCTGCGGCAGCGTGATGTGAGCCGATTCAACCCGGCAGCGACCCCGCCGTGGACCGATGCGAAGTCGATCATGGTCGGCAGTGCGCGCACGTCGGCAGAATCGTGGATCATCGAGCGCATCGAAAAGAAAGCGCTGGAGTTCCGGCACGGGTTCGCCTGCGGCCCGTGGCAAGCGGTCGTGGATCGGCTGCAGGATCACGCGCCACAGAATGTCCGTCTGAACGTCCCCGCACTGCTGCACGCGCTGTCAGAGTGCGGGTGGGTTGACGTCGGCCTAGTGAAGACGAAGCGCTATGGCACACGCCGCCACATCTGGCTGTCACCAGACTGGCGCGGCACGAAAACCGAGGCCCGGGACGCTGCGGAGACGGCGCACACTGCGACCGTTCACGCGTTCCGGCGCACTGCTGACGACTGAAACATGGCCGTCGAACTACACGACATCCATCATCAACTCAACCACAAGGAGCCGCTACCATGCGCGACATTGAAGACATCGGTTACGCAATCAGCAGGCTGGCAGCAGCCATCACCCCGACAGATGCGATTCCGTTCAAAGGTCCACTGGGGCATCAGGTCGGCAGCTTGACCGAGGCCATTATTTACGCCGCAGATACGATTGCCGACTCAATCAATCGACTGGAATTTATGGTTGAGGAGGTGCGCGACGCGATCGCGGAACTCGATCCTCCTGCCGGCAAGTGAAAAAACGCCCCCGGGAGACGGGCTCAACCGGGGGCAGAACGGGCTTTCGCCCTAGGAGACAGACGCGTCGACCGAGTGCGTCGACGCGTGGATTATAGATCCAGCAGCAGGGCTAGCAGGAGTGCGATCAGAATCGCGATCAGCGCGGCGATCACGGTTCGAACTCCAGCGCCACCGCCATTGGCGCGTCGCGCCAGGAGCCGCAGGCAGCGCGCACGGCGGCGTTTTCTGCTGCGTACCATAGCCGCGCTGCCGCGTACCATGTCTGCGAGCCGTGGCGGGCACGCTGCACGTCGGCGTGACAGGCGGCGGGCGTGACACCGGCGGCGGCGAACACCGCTTCGGCGGCGGCGATGCCGCGCGCCAGGTCGTCGGGCGGGCGTTCAAGATTTTTGAACAGTAGGGGCATCACTCAATCCCCGGCTCGTCGCACTCACGCATCGAACGATGCAGCATTTGATCCCATACAAATTCCGGCACGTCTTCGGTGCGCGGATAGTCTGCGTCGCGCAGGCGCTGCAACATACGCGCGGCTATTTCATCTTCGCACCATTGGCCGATATATGGCGCCAAATCGCGCGGGGTCATTCCATCAATTCTCATCGTCATTCTCCAGTGTCAAAACAACGCCTCCGGCGTATCTGCCGGCGGCGGGCTATAGCGCGGCACAGGGCGCGCGCAGGGCGGCATGCTGGGGTAGTCCAGCAGCGCGGGCGGAAACGGCCACAGCGGCCCCCGTAGGGGCTCGGCGGGGGTGTCGGGCGCGGGGGTCATGCCGCAGCGTCTTCGTTGGCTTCGATCAGGTGGTCTGCGATTTCCCACCAATCGACATCCTGCAGGAAGGCCATTGCGTAATCGCGCCCCAGCCCGGGCTCCGTGGTCTGTTCGATCAGTTCTTCCACGTAAGCGCGGAGGTCGTCCTTCAGTTCCGACGGCATCGGGCACCTGCCGCCGGTGAAGTGGTCGGCAGTCATGCCGTCGAAAACCTCAAGGCTTACGCGCCAAGTCGCATAGTTCTTCCAGCCGTTATACGTGCTCATCGTCGTTCTCCAGTGTGTGCCCCGAATCGGGGCTGGTTCAGTGTCTGCGGGTTTACTGACTCGGGGCTTACAGCCCAAGCGCCACCAGGGCGCCCAGGGCGAGGCCGAATGCGACGGCGAACGCCACGCAGGTTGGGGTTAGGGGGGTGTCGTGCATCGGGGTTGTCCTCACAGATCAGCCAAACATTCGGCGCATTCGGCCGCCAAATCAGGCCGGCCGGCAGCAATCCAATCCGCCAAGCCTTCGCGGTCGTCGGCCGGGGCTTCGGACAGCACGCGAAACACATCGCAAGCCCGCAGGGCCTGCAGGTTGTCGGCTGCGATTGCTATCAAAGTTTCGTAGCGGGTCATTGTCATGGCATCGTGCTCCTCAATAGCCTGCCGCAAATCCTGTATTACTCGCCCGCTTAACGGGAACGAAAGCCCCGATTCCAGAGCCTCCAGCGCTTGCTGCGCTGCATCTCGCAAAGTTTTCATAGCCTCCGCCTCAAGCAAACCCGAGCCGCCGCGCGTGCTCACGGGCTTCGGATTCGGTGTCGTGCACCATGTAAATGTGGGCGCCGTCATTCCAGCGAATATCAACCCGAAACCACGGGGCGGAGCCGTCGTGACTTGCAGTCATGCTCACGCTGTCAGCCGTCGCGTGATTGCGGCCTAAGCTCAGTTCGTTTCCGTTCATCGTCATCACTCCTATTACCGGGCCCGTAGGCCCGTGGTTATTCGTCAGCGCTCAGCCCAGAACAAAACCCATTCCAAGCTCGGGCGCTGCACTTCAATGTAACGGCCGCGCTCACTGTCGTATCCGTCGCACACAGCCAGCGCCAGCCCAGCGTCGCGCTCAGCGCGCGCCAGTGCTTGAGCCTGCAGCACTCGCCAGACATCGGCCGCGTATCCGGGGTTCATCGTCGTCATCTCTCTACTCCTGTTCCGCACCGACCATCGGCGCGACAGAGACAGTGTCGCAGCGTTTCCTTACGCGAAACTTACAGCTTCCAGAGGGGCGAAATCGGGGGGCTACGAAAAACGGGGTGTTCACTCTAGGGGGGCTATGGGGGGCTATGGATTTCTCTATAGGTTTAGAAGAATGGGAGGGTAAAAGCGATTTCGGAAACCATAGCCCCCCATAGCCCTTTAGCCCCCCGATTGATTTCGGGGGCTATGGGGGGCTATCGAAAAAGCATAGCCCCCCACTGCCCCCAAGCCTCGGGGGGCTATTGGGGGCTATCGTTTCGCAGGTGGGGGGTCTTGTCTGAGCATAGCCCCCCACTGCCCCCCGGCGAGTTGGGGGGCTATCGGGGGCGACGGGGGGCTATTTGCCCTCGCAGAGTTGCACAAAAATGAGGCAGTTTTTGACGTTTTCGGGGGTCTTCGAGGGTCGGGGGGCTATTGACGGGGGGGTCGGGGGGCTATCGGCGGGCGGAGGCATAGCCCCCGGGGGTCGGCGCTGCCGCCCAGGTGCCGCCCAGGTGTGCCGGAATACGGTACGGGGTAGGGTATCGGGGTTGTTCGGGGCGCGAACGGACCCCCCCACCCCCAGCCCCGGTGGGGTCCGAGCGACGGGCGGTCAATGGTACGGACCCCCCGCAGCCGATTTTTTTTTGCAACGCTTTTGCTCGCCCCCAGACAAATTTTTTGCATTCAAAAATCTCGCACGCTTGGCGTAAACTCGCGACATCGCTACGCTCCAAAACATGTTCCGCGACCTCCCCATCACCGCCAGAGAGTTAAAAGCCACGCCCGCGATGCTGGAGCGCATTTACGAGGGCGCGAAACTGGGACTGCGCGGCGATTCGCTGGCGCTGGCTGCGGGAATGTTGCCGGTTGAGTTGGCGCGGCTGAAGCTGATGGACCCGATCGCAGAGATCGCGGAAATGAAGGGCCGGGCGGACAGCGAGATGACGATGTCGAAGACGTTGTACGAGGCCGCGGAAGCGGGTGATTCGAAGGCGGCGCTGGAGTTTCTGCGGCACAGGCACGACTGGGTAGCGAAGCAGCAGGTACAGGTAGACGTCGCGCAGTCGATCTCGATCACTGCGGCGCTGGAGATGGCCGAGAAGCGCGTAAAGGCTGCGGAAGTGATTGAGGATGCGGTAGAAATCCGGCCCCGGCTCGCGCCGCAGGCGCTGGCGGAAATGGGCCCGGTATAACCGAGGAATTGCGTGCAGACGACGAAATACACTCCGCAGGAGGAACAGGCGCTGATGAGTCGCCTGTGGAGCGCAAAGCTCCGCGACGACCCCGAAGCGTTTGTGATGTTTGTGTTTCCATGGGGCGAAAAAGGCACGCCGCTGGAAAAGCGCACCGGCCCGCGTAAATGGCAGCGGGATATTCTGCGGAAGATACGGGCGCACATCGAGGCAAACGGCACGCGAGATCTGTACGAGGTATTCCGCCTGGCGGTGGCCTCGGGGCGCGGGATCGGAAAGTCGGCGCTGGTGAGTTGGTTGGTGCTCTGGATGCTCTCGACGCGGATCGGGGCGAGCGTGATTGTCAGCGCGAACTCCGAAGCGCAGCTGCGCAGCGTGACCTGGGCCGAGATTACGAAGTGGCTGGCGATGCTGATGAACTCGCACTGGTTTGAGATCAGTGCGACGCGCATCGTGCCGGCAAAGTGGCTCACCGAACTGGTGGAGCGCGACCTCAAAAAAGGTACGCGTTACTGGGGCGCGGAGGGTAAGCTCTGGAGCGAAGAAAACCCCGACGCTTACGCTGGCGCGCACAACGACGACGGCATGATGGTCGTGTTTGACGAAGCCAGTGGTATTCCCGACAGTATCTGGAGCGTGGCAGCCGGGTTTTTCACCGAGAACACGCCGCACAGATTCTGGTGTGCGTTCAGCAACCCGCGCCGAAATTCGGGGTATTTTTTCGAGTGTTTTAACGCCAAGCGGAACTTCTGGAGCACCCAAAACATCGACGCCAGAACGGTGGAGGACACCGATAAAGGCGTGTACCAGGCGATTATTGACGAGTACGGCGAAGATTCGCCGCAGGCAATGGTCGAGGTATACGGCGAGTTTCCCGGCGCGGATGAATATCAGTTCATCCCGCTGGGGCTGGTGGAAGAAGCCGCGAAGCGCATGCCGATGCGCGACCCGGATGCGCCTGTGGTGCTGGGGGTGGACCCCGCGCGATACGGCGCGGACGCGACGATTATTGTGGCGCGTCGGGGGCGGGATGTGCTGGAGATTCGGCGGTTCCGGGGCGATGACACGATGACGGTGGTGGGGCACGTCATTGAGGCGATCGAGGATTTTCGGCCGGTGCTGACGGTGATCGACGAGGGCGGCCTGGGCGCGGGCGTGCTGGACAGACTGCTGGAGCAGCGGTATAAGGTGCGCGGCGTGAATTTTGGCTGGAAGGCCAAGGATCAGAAGGCGTACCAGAACAAGCGGGCAGAGATATGGGGCGCGATGAAGCAGTGGCTGCGCACGGCGTCTCTGAAGGACGAC